AATCTGTTTTGCTGTAACTGAAACTCACAGTGAAATAAACGATCCGAATATGATCCCGTTAAACAGTCTAGATGAAGTATTAGGTCATACATACGTTGATGGTGTATTTGTACCACCAGAGCCAGTTGTACAAGTTGACCCTTGTGAATGGTTGATTGATCTTGGGCCTTATTTTGATAGATTTGGTAGTACTAAAATGGCTGTTCTAACCAGTACAGATGCTGGTGTAAAGGCTATTATACAAGATGCTTCTATTCGTAAATGGATTGACTTGAGATTACCTGCGGTGGCGCAGGCTCTAGCATATATTGGTAGTGTGATTCCTGCAGTAGATGCTACATTGCAATCAAGTATTATCAATACTCCAGTAACTACGGAAGAAAACCGCGCGTTACGTAAACTGTTCTTTTAATCATGCAACAACATTATATTATACGAGTACTACTGGCAATTGACCAGCTAGCGAATGTAGTGTTGTGCAATGGTTCCCCGGATGAAACAATGTCTGCTGCGTCTTATAGGATGCACAGGGATGGTAGATTCTGGGGTTTTATGATGCCTGTTATTGACTTAATGTTCTTTTGGCAAGGACCAAAACATTGTTATAACGCTTATAAAAAAGAACTAGCACGAATTCAATATCCAGAAGAGTACCAGAAAATTAACCAAGATAGCAAAGAGAATTAAACATGAGTGATATCGAACAAAATAAGCGACGAAATAATGACGTAAACATTCAAGTAGTGATTGATCGTCTAACTAATCTACATGAAGATGTGAATGATTTAAAAGAGTCAACGAGAGATTCTATGAAAGAAATTGCTAATGCTATTACTAAACTTGTTCTCTTGGAAGAACGTCAGTCTCATACTAATGATAACTTCAGTAGAGTAGTTAATCAATTAGATAATATTCAGAAAAGAGTAGAGGAACTAGAAAAGCAAGAACCATTGCAGAAGTTAACATCAAAATGGATGCTTAGTGTTGTGTGGACTGCTGCTACAGGTGCTGCTTATCTTGCAGCTAAATTCTTAGGGTTAGTATAATATTATATGTTCTAGGATAGACCCGCGAATCGAAAAGTGCAACCTTAGCACCTTCCTAGAATTTCTTACAAGGTCATAGTTAAAAGGAAATTATGAAATCAAAACCAAATATCGATCCTAACAGATTTTATGTTTATGGACATTACGATTTAGATGGGAATCTGTTTTATATAGGTAAAGGTACTGCACGTAGAGCATGGGTAGTAGCTGATCGTCCCATTAAGTGGAATGAAATAGCAAATGGAGGTTACTCTGTTAAAATTCTCCATGATAAATTAACAGAAGATGACGCTTTGAAAATTGAAACTGAATTAATAACTTCAGAAAAAGAAACTAATGATTTTATAGTAAATAAAAGAGCTTTTATGAATAAGATAGAATTAGATTACGATCAATTATCAGAATTATTTTACTATGATGAATCTAGTCCTAGTTGTTTACGTAGAAAAGCAAACTTAACAAATACCATTGGTAGAGTTAGAAATTATAAGGATAAACCTGTAGGTTGGAAATCAAGAAAAGGATGGCACACCGAGGTTAATGGGGTTAACATAGCTGTTCACAGAATAGTTTACTTACTTCACAATAAATCCATTGATCTGAATTTACCGATAGATCACATTAATGGTATACCTACGGATAATCGTATAGAAAATTTAAGGCAAGTAAGTGTGTCTGCAAACGGGAAGAATAGAGTAGTTAGAAATAAAACAGGATCGTCTTTTATTCATTTCAGAGAAAGTATTAGAAAAGGTGTGGATTGTAGTGCTTATTACATTAAATTTGATTTAAGAGGTAAGAGAGTAATTCTACATTTTTATATAAAAGATCATGGGTCAAAAGAACAAGCATTCATTGCTTGTAAAGAATATAAAGAAAGTATTAGAGATATTCTATTACTTACAGGAATACCAGAAAGAGTGATAGATTATGGATGTTAAAAAGAAAATCGCTGCGTTTCTAATAAGTACTAGTTTAGTTACTGGTGTTATTCATTTTGAAGGCTTTAGTGAAAAAGCGTATATTGGCCTTAAAGGTGACCCTGTAACTGTAGGCTCAGGGTTTACGAAACGTGAAGATGGTACTCCTGTCAGGTTGGGGGACACCATTACTAAAACTGAATCTGACGCTAGACTAAAGAAAGAACTCTGGAGTTATCGTACAGGAATTGGTAAATGTATCATGGTTCCAGTATCAGAGAATCAAGCCGATGCTTTTACTTCACTTGCTTTTAATATAGGTGTAAGTGCTTTCTGCAAGAGTACATTAACACGTAAGTTAAACCAATATGATTATGACGGTGCATGTGCTGAGATTCTAAAATGGGATAAATTTGGTACGCCACCAAAGCCGCTGAAAGGTCTTACTAATCGTAGGAAGGAAGAATATGCACTCTGTATTTCGTAATAAAGGTGTGATTATATTAACAACAGGGAAATAAACAATGCATGCAACCTTAATTAAAATCACAGCAGTACTAGCTTTAGTAATCGCAGCTTATGTATGGCACGTTAACACGCTTAACAACGCCGTAGAAAAGGCTGTAGTCAACGAACGTAACTCATTGGTTGTACAGTACAGTAAACAAGCAATCAAGCTGCAGGACAACGCTTATTTAGCTGAAGTCCAATTAGAAGCTGAAATTAAAAAGGTAACAGATGATAAACAAAAAGCTCTTTCTGACAGTAATGCTAAGTACAATAATCTTCTTAAGTGGTTGTCATCACAACCCAATAGTGCAAGTACCGGAAAGCAAGGTAGTGTTTCCGACAGCACCAGCACTGCAGAAAGCACCAAAGGAACTAACGGACAAGGACTACTACAAGGAAATGCAGAGAATACTGCAAGACCTGATGAAGCCTTAATTGATCTTATTGGATTTGCTAAACAAACAGAAGAACTAAAGGTTTATCTGTTGACATGCGAAAGACAATATGATAAGGTAATGGAAGATCAACAGAAGTTCAGACTTCAGAACACCCCTAAAACTGATTTAAAGTAGTCTAGAACCGTTCAAAACAACATCAGAGTACTCTTGGTACTCCACAAACGATTAAACCCCAGAAACCTTTAGCGGGCTTCTGGGGTTTTTCTATGGGTTAATGAAAAGTAATACCTGTATTAATCTCGTTAGCAGTATAACTAAAGAATGATTCAGCTAACTCAGGGTGTAATTCAATTTGTTCATGCTTGTATGCTACATAATACTGCAAGCGGTTCCATTCGTTTTGGATCAGTTCTAACCTTTGTTGAACAATAGATAATTTTTGGATTATCTCTGTACGAATAGAATTATCAACAGTTAGTTTATTAAACCAAGAGAATCCACTTACTTTCCCTTCAGGATACTGCCCCAAATCTTCAGTGAACTTAGTTTTAAGACTGTTCCATACTGCCGTATTGTGGATAAGATACGTAGTGTAATCTTTGGTATGAACAAAGCTCTTGATTGTTGTTTGCATGTTACTCCTTTAATTGCTACCAAGGAATTGTAGCAGTTGTTCTTTGGTTTTTACACCAGTACATCTAGTTTCTGTTGCTGGATCATTATCTTCAATTAAAATTAAAGTAGGTAGTGAACGAATATTATGTGCTGCAGCTACTTTTGGGAGTTTATCTACATCAATTTCATAAATGTCTATACTCATTGAGTTTGTGTCGATTGTTTCTAGAACTGTTGATAGTGCTGCACATGGTTTACACCAACTGGCATAGAATTTAAGTAGTGTTTTCATTTGTTTCCTTTTCGTTATAATGTTTTCATCCATAATAATAATTTTTCTATATCTTCTATTGTAGCATTATTTTTCAACCTATTTGCTTTATTAGAAATAATTTGAATATTACCTTTCACGTATCCAATGTTCGGATCAATTCTATCTATAGAGCAAGCCCAATTTATATCGTTATAAATAAAAATATGATCGTAAACAGGGCATTTTTCTGGAATTATTATGTCATCAATCTCTAAATCAAAATCAATACCTTTTTGTTTAGCTCTTGTTTTTGCCCTGTTTAATATCTTCTTTTCTAATTTTATTTTAGTCCATTGAATCTTAGATTTTTTGCAGTCCTTACAACGTGATGTATCGTATCCTAATAAACAATCAATCTTTTTACTAAAGTATTTAGCTGGTTTTTCTTTAGAACAACATTTACAAGTTAACAAAGTTTCTTCTGCGACAGTCTTTTTATAAGACATTCTACCTTTAAGGTCTATACCTTCTAACTTAAGAATCTTATATAACATGTAAGTTGTCATTGGAGGGCTGGTGATTGCACGCACATCGTTTGTAGAATCACCAGCACAATATCTCCTTATTACTTCCAGTCTTATCTGCTCATTGTTTACCACTTTATCTCACATTGATTTCCGCTACAGGCTTGACTACCCATTGTGTCTACGTCAACATAGTGTTTTTCTTTCAAATCATTGGCGAATGAAATAGGTTTCATTGTTCTGTTGATTGTACTCCATTTATGAAGGTTGTGACAGTCTTTTAAACAATTAGTCATTTCCAGAACACTACCCTTAAAATAGTTATCTGCAAACTTCTTAGCTCTACGAATCCAATCACGCTTAAGTAAATGTTCACTGTTATCTGAACTAAGCTTTTCACCCCATCCATTAGCTGTATCACATGCAACCCACAGATTACCATTAAACGCTTGTAGACCATCTACAATCAATCCAGAAGCCATCATTGAAGCATCACCGTACATATCAAGGATTTGCTGTGCTGTAAAGACCTCTGTGAATGGTGCTTGAGCGTAAGCTTTATCTCCCATTGCACTCAGAAGTGAAATACCAGCAAACCATTGTTTGTTATCAAAGATATACTGTTCAACTTCATCCCAATTGTCTACAGTAATTGTGTTACTGATATTGTGACGGAGATTTTTATCTACGCACAAATCAAGATTAGTTCCATGTTCAACCCAAAACTGTTGTGCTTTCTTTACATATTCTAGCTGCTTAACACCAAGTAATTGACTCTTGTAAATAGAACCTTCTTTACTTACCACAGGGAAACTAACAACATAATCTGTACCACCAGAAGACCATACACTATTTTCAACCATTGCTGGATTGATTTCACGAATAAGTTTCAGTACATCATCTTGTTCATTCATTTGAACGTTACGGATATACAACGGTGAATGAGCACCATGAATACCGGAATCTGTACCAAGAATAACTGAAGCATTGCCAGAAGGTTTAGCACATGTAGTACGTGCAGCTACATTGATTCCAATTAAACCAGCAACTACTCTGTTCCATTTCTTAACTTCTTCAGCACCATCAATCATATTCTGTTCATCAAATAAAACATCTGGATTACTCATCCAACCAGTGATACTAACACCAATCAGTGCTTCACGTTCGATAATCTTTCGTGATGCTTCTGATAAGTATTTAAAGTTAGTATAACCTGCTTGTAGTGTACCTAGAATAGCACTTGCTTTACACAAGATCATCAGGTCTTCTTTGGTGTTGCACTTACCGCCGTTACCTTCAGTTAAATTACATACTTGAAATCCTGACTCTGGTTCTTTCTCTGGTTCAACCCAAGTAGGCAACATACCAATTTCAACACATGGATTATAGCAGAAGTCCAGATTGTCAGTAAAGATAAAGCCCGGTTCACCCACTTGCTTAACCGACTCCATAATCTCGGCCCATTCTTCTCGTGTTACTTCATCACGTAATAGCATCACTGAGTTATTACTACGACCACGTTGAGGGTTAGTTACGTACCAATCTCCAGTCTTAGCATTCAACATTTCCTTATCAGTTTTACTGAACATACAAATAGTAGCAGACCTACGTACACCACCAGACAACACAGCATCTGACATGTGCATAACAAAGTCATAAGCTACGATAGGAGAAATCTTAACAGCAACAGACCTTGGATTATCTTGTACCAATTTCTGTAGTAGCTTTTCACACTTACGTAGAGCATCAGCTAAACCATCAGGACCGGGAGCTTTAAATCCACCACTAATCAACGCACCTTTAGGACGAATTAAACTCAAGTCAAAATGAACAGTCTTACCTGCGTATTCTGGAAAT